GGAGATGAGGCGGTAATTAATATTGCTTCATTTTCAAACTGTATCAAACTAAAAAGTGCAATAGCTAGAGCTCTATTAGCTCAAGGCGTAAAGCTAGCTAATATTGATTTAAACAATGCTGAAACTATCATTGATAGCATTTTGGCAGTAGATTGCAGCGAAGATGTTTTAAAAGCAGTCTTTGCTTGTATTGGTAAATCTACTTATAACAAAGAAAGAATAACAGAGGCTACCTTTGAAGATGAGAAAGCTAGGGAAAATTATTATGAAATAATCATTGAGTGCTTAAAGCTAAATTTAAGCCCTTTTCTCAAGCCCCTTATTTCAAAGTTAAATGGCTTAGCGGTCAAAAAGGAAGGAAGCCTGAAATAGAAATTGCAGCAAGCGAGCTAGATTTAATTTGTTTAAGACTAGCTAAGGCAGGGTATGGCGGGGGCATACCTCAAAGCATTGCAGATATGGATTGTGATTGGGTTATGAAAATAATTCAATATGAAGATTTTTGCAGTGATTATGAAAAAGCATATTTAGATTTAAATAAAAATGGCTAGCGTAGGAGAATTATTTATAAGTTTAGGAATTAAAGCCGATGAGGCTAGCCTTAAGCGTGTAGATAATGGGATTAAATCAATTAGAAATGGAACTATTGCTCTCGGTGCCGCCTTTGCTGGTGCAGTTGTAGGGCTTGATAGATTTGTTGATGGCTCTTTGCGTGGCGTTGTAGCTTTACAAAATTTATCTAATCAAACAGGGCTTGCGATTGAAGAGTTGCAAAAATGGCAACAGGCTGGTCAATTATCTAATCTAGCTATTAGTGCTGACCAAATAGCTCAATCAATAGGCAATGTTCAACAAAACCTATCACAAATAAGACTAGGTCAAGGCGATATAACCCCCTTTCAATTATTAGGCGTCAATGTTGGTCAAGATGCTTTTGGCGTATTAGATGAATTAAGAGGCTCAATTAAAGGTTTAGACAATGCAACAGCTACTAACCTATTAACTCAAATTGGATTAACCCCCGACTTTATCAATATTTTAAAATTAAGCAGACAAGAATTTGAAGAATTAAGCGAAAACACTTTTTTAAATCCAAAGCAAAGAGAAAATATTGACAGGGTAGGAACTAGCATAAAAGCCCTAAAATTAAGATTCATAGCCTTAAAAGATCAAGCGGTTGCAAAGATAGCTCCACAACTAAACGAGCTAGTGCAGCAATTCTTTAGTTGGTTAAAAGATAATGGCGATAAAGTAATAAATATAATTACAGGGTTTGCAAAGGGATTTACTTTATTTGCTCAAGCCATAGGTAACGCCTTTAATGTTCTAGCTAATTTTATTTCAAATATTACAGGAATTGAAAGCGGTGTTAAAGCCCTAGCCCTAGCCTTTGGTGCAATAACTTTGGCAATGCGTCCTATGCTTCTTGGCTTTACTGCATTGTTGATTATATTAGATGATATAGCAGTATATCAAAAAGGCGGTGAAAGTCTTATTGGTAACTTTATGGATATGTTCTCAGGTGGCGATAAGGTAGTAGGTCTAAAAGCCTTTGCGGTAGGTGTAGGGTTGTTAGCTTTATCTTTTGGTAGACTTGGTAATTCGTTGAAATTATTTAAAGGCGCTAATCTTTTAATGCTTGGCAAGTTACTTGGAATAGGTGGCTTGGTATTTGGTGCAGGCTTCACAGGTGCAAAATTAGGCAAGATGGGTGCAGGTGCTTTAAATGAAAATGAAGGCTTTACTAATTTTATTGATAAAATACTAGGTAACAACCAAAATTCTATAAATCAAAGAATAGGCTTAAATCCTGCTTTATCATCAGCAACAGGAGTTACAACGATTAATAATAATGTAAGTATTAACGGTATTCAAGATCCAATAGCGGTAAGAAATGAATTAACAAGGGGTCTTGATAATATCACAAGCGATACTTTAAAAAGGGTTCAATCAAGTCAAGGTAATAATTTATAATATGGTTGCAGCACCTCCAAATACAAGTTTATCAATACCAACAGTAGATGGCATAACTAAAAATGCTGATATAGCTAGTGGTTTAGTTGGTAAATATGTTGTATCTCCTATTGCCAATTTAGGGCTTGCAGGGCTTGGCTTTGATATTTATGAAGAGCATAAAATAGAATTGCAAGCTGATATAACGGATCATTACACGGAGCAAAACACAGCCGTTCAAGATAATATAGCTAACAAGCCGCTTATGTGCACCTTAAGGGGTCTTGTAGCCGAGCAAGTAGCAGAAAGGGCGGATTCTAAAGGGGAATTTGTAGAGCTATTTAAAAAGCTAACTGTAATCAATAGCTATGTCCCAATAGTAACACAACAAGCAAGACAATTAAATAATGTTATAACTGGTCAAAAAGCTGACAAAGTGCAGTTACTAGATGATTCTTTAGGTGCTGGTGTTGATATTTTTAAAACATTTAAAGAATTAAATCCACCAAAGACGAAACAAGCTAAGGCATATAATTTTTTGAAAGCCTTATATGATGCTAAACAATTAGTAGGTGTTGACACTCCTTTTGGCTTTTTAAAGAATATGGCAATTCAAAGCTTGGTTATAACACAAGGGGATAATGCTTTTCAGTCGGATTTATCGGTTACTTTAAAACAAATTAGATTTGCCACTACTCAGACAATAGAGCTAGATGCTAATCAATATCAAAGTAGGACGGCTAATCAAAGATCAGATGTAAAAAACAAAGGCAAGGTTGAAGGTAAGAAAAAGGATTTAAAATCAATAGCAAGTAGATTTTTTGGAGGTTAAGATATGTCTAAACAAATAACAGAAATTTCAAGCGATGCTAGGCAGTTATTAACAATAACAACCGACGCGCAAGATACTTTTAGCTTAGAGTTATCTTATAGCGACTTGCAGCAAGCTTGGTTCTATAATATCACTTTTGGCGATACTGTAATTAACGGTCGTAGAATTGTAAATGCTGCTAATATATTAAGAGCTTTTAGAAATGTTTTACCTTTTGGCATTGCTATAACCTCAACAGATGCAGGCGAGCCAATATTTCTTGATGATTTTTCAATCGGCAGGATAGAATTAATAGTTTTGGAAGCGGAAGAAGTGGTTCAAATTGAAACAGATATTTATATTTCATGAAATTTGGCAGACAATATAAATTATTGGTAGAGATCAAAGAAAAAGGCAAGCTAACTGAATTTATAGAAATAGCTAATCCATTGACGATTGAATTTCAGATTGAACGAAGCACGGGGGCGTCTCTTAATAATGCAATACTTAGGGTTTACAATTTAAAAGAAAGTAGCAGGTCGGTTATATTTCAAAATAGATTCGATATGAAAAATCGAACTATTGACAAGCGTAGAATTGTTTTGCAAGCTGGTTATGGCGAGCTATCAACAATCTTTATAGGTGATTTGATGGAGGCTTATTCATACAGGCAAGGCAGCGATATAATAACCTATATGCAAGCATTAGATAGTGCGGCACTTACCTATAATTCATATATAAATAAAACCTTTGATAAAGGTATAACTAGGAAGGATTTATTTGATGAATTAGCCAATTTTATTGGGTTAAAAAAAGGTGCGGTAGGCGAAACAGAAGGGGAATATAAAAGAGCCGTGCCAATTAATGGCAATACTTTTAATTTACTTGATAAAAATTTCAAAGATGAATATTTTATTGACTTAGAGACTATAAACAAGTTAAAACCTAATGAGGCTATAAAAGGCCAATTATTTAATATTAATTCAGAAACTGGACTGTTAGGCACGCCATTATTGCAAGGAACTTTTATTAATATTGATCTGATATTTGAGCCAAGAATAAGAGTGGGTCAAGTGGTGCAAATTGAATCGGCTTTTAATCCAAAGTTTGACGGTCAATATAAAGTAATTGGCGTTAAGCATAGTGGCACGATCTCAGAGGCTACAAGTGGCGAGGCTAAAACTAACTTACAGCTACTAACTGGCGATAAATTAACTAAAGGCTTAAAATTTGTATCATGATAGATAAATCAAACCCCGACTTAATAGATATTTTAGATGGATTGAAAATAGATATTTTCAAAGAATTAAATTGCCATAAAATAGGCACGATAGAAAGCTTTGATAGTGATAATCAAACTGCTACAGTTAGCTTAATTGATAAAGGCGTAAGAGATACTATTGATGGCGAGGTGTTACAAACTTATTCATTGTTGCAAGATGTGCCAGTTATTGTAAACAAAGGGGCGAGCGGTGGCTTAACAATACCTATAAATGCTGGCGATACTTGCCTAGTGCTATTTAATGATAGAGATATTGATAATTGGTTTGATGATGGATTAAGCCAAAAACCTAATACAAAGAGAACTCACGACTTAGCAGATGCTATTGCTTTAGTAGGTATTAGAAGTCAAGTTAATAAAATAACTGATTATAATAATACGGCGACAGAGCTTAATTATCTAGCAAATAAGATTTTACTTGATAATTCAAAAATTAGCTTGCTTAATAGTGCTGGCGGTCAAATAAATTTAGATGATAAATTGGAGCTTAAAAATACAGCAGAAAGCTTAAAGGCTATAATTGATGAATTAATAACAATTATAACTAGCTTGCAATGTGTAGACCCAGTTAGTGGCAATCTACCTATTGACGCTGGCACGGCTTCAAGCTTAAGTGCATTATCAACTAGAGTAAGTAATTTATTAAAATGACTACTATTAGATCTTTAGATAAAAATGATGATTGGACTTTTGGTAAGGGTAAAGCTGATTATAAAAAATCCAATGAAGGCTTAAAACAACATATCATATCTAGGGTTAGAGAGTGGAAAACTGATTGTTTTTTTGCTCAAAATAACGGCGTAGATTGGAATAATAGATTGGGCTACAAAAAGCAAAAAGATATATTAATTGATGAAGTAAGGGACATTTTACTTAAAACTAACGAAGTAACGGAGGTTTTAAGTTTAGATGCGAACATAGAAAACAGACAAGCAACAGTAACGGCAAAAATCAAAACTATATATTCACAAAGTGAAACTATAGTTATAACTCAATAATGAGTACATTAGATCAAAACGGATTAGTTACTGATAGCTTAAATGAAATTATCACGGCTTTTGAAACTGGCTATAAAAATATTTATGGCAATGATATAGCTATTTCTAGCGACTCACCCGATGGACAGAGAATAAATATTGAAGCTCAAGCAATAAGAGATTTATTGGAATTATTGCAAACAATCTACAACAATTTTGATTTAGATCAAGCCAATGGCGAGGCTTTGGATAGACTAGCTCCATTGTTAAATATTGCTAGGCAAGGTGCAACATTCACACAGCAACAAGTAGAAATAACAACTGATAGAAGTTTAACTTTAGAAGGGCTTGACGATGACGCAAATAATATTGATGGCACAGGCTACACAGTAGCAGATAATACAGGTAATGAATTTATTTTGCTTGATACAACTAATATCGCTAGTGCTGGTACTTATCTTTTAACTTTTAGAGCTAAAGAATTAGGCTCAATAACAACGCTACCTAACACAATAACAAACCCAATAACCGTTGTTCTAGGCGTAACTAATATTGACAATCCAAGCGGTGTTTTGGAGCTTGGCAAGGATGGAGAATTAGATTCTCAATTTAGATTAAGATTATCAAGATCAAGTGCTAATAGATCAAAGGGCTTTACAGATGGCTTGTTAGGCGATTTGTTAAATGTAGATAGCGTAACCGATGCAAGAGTTTATGAGAATTTCACAAATACAACTGATGCAAACTCAATACCAGCTCATTCAATTTGGGCTATCGTAGAAGGTGGTTCTAATACTGATATTGCTAATGGTATATATACCAAGAAAAATAGCGGATGTGGTTTAAAAGGTAGTGTAGCCGTTGATATAATTAAAGATAATGGCGAGATATTCCAAGCTAAGTTTGACCGACCTACTTCTAAAAATCTATGGATTCAATTTAATTTAAAATCGACAGTTGCAGGAACTTCTTTTGATATTGACGGCATAAAGCAATATATAACTGATAACCTAACTTTTGAGATTGGCGAGGCTGCTGAGACTTCAAGAGTAACAGCTATTGCTTTA